TTCTTCTGCTGATAATTGTTGCAATAAGTTTTTCACTCTTACAATTTTCTTGTCTAATTCGTCTTTAATTTCTGTTAACTCTGATATCTTTCTTTCTAAATAAGCTCTATCTTCTATGTTTACATGATGCATTTCTTTTTGATATCTCATTGCTGTATTAGCTGTTGTGTCTGATATTTTATTTGTATTACTATGTATGCTGTCATATGCTTGTCCAGACAGCTGCATACTTTCTATTATTTCTTTATCAGTTTCTTCATTGACACTTCCCGCATATTCTAGTCTTTTTTCGTATGCTTCTTTTTTTAGCTCAACTTCCGTAAGTTTAGCCTGGTTCTTTGTATGTTCTCTTAACATTTTTTCTAAATCTTCTTTTATGTATTTACTCATCTGTATCCTCCTTGAATAAATAATATATTCTATATTTATGTTTCACAAGGTTGTTTTTATTTAATGCTCGTCCTACTTCTCTTGCTGATAAATTTAAAAATCTGACTATTTCTGGCAATGTTCCAACTCTCATACATTGCTCAGCTTCTTTTTCATTGTATATTCCATATATGTTCATTTGTACTATCATCTCCTATGGTTTCATATTCATATTTTTCCTCAGTCTTGGTGTTACTATTACTGGTTTTATTAATCCTAGATCGTATCTTTTAAATGTTTCCTTTACTCCTGTTGTCATGTCTTTGTAGAACACGAAATTAGGATATTCTTTTACAAAAATGTACTTATGTCCATTCTTGCTTATTATTTTTGGTGTTTTCATTTGTATCACTCCATTTCTTTTAAGTATCTATATATTACCCTTTCTACTTTTGCTAATGCTTCGTAATTACTTATAAATATTCCATCATGTCTGTGTCTTATACTTGCTCTTATTATCTTTATTTGCTGATTGTATTCTCTTCTATATATTTCTGCTAATTTATTTTTACTTAATCCTGCCTTCCACTTCTCTATTATCTCTTTATCTGTCACTTACTACACCTCTTGTGTAGTATTTACTATTTTTTGTTTTTATATTTTGTTGTTTTCTCTATTTTTCCTCTCTTTCTTCTATTAGTTCTTCAAGTGCTAATATTATTGCATCGCATTTTATTCCTTTTTCTCGTATATCAGTATTATATCTATCACTCTCTAAGAATTTTACATAGAATTTATCACTTAATTTTTTGTATTTTTCTATCCTGTCTTTTACTTTTCGAATATAACTTTCTTCTCCGTCTTTAAATGCCAGCTGATATATTTCATTTAATTCTTCATTCTCTTTTTGTAGTTTAAAATAATTTTCATTATAAACTAAATGTTCATTTCCACCTTCAATTAATTCAATTGCTCTATTTCTATCTATTTCATCAAAATTATTGTTTTCTATTCTTTCATATAATTTCATTGTTATTCCTCACTTTCTAGTAATTCTTGTAATCTGTTTTTTATATCTAAAGATTTTGTATTCATTGCTCTTAATCTTACTATTTGATAATCATTTCTTCGGTCACTTGTATAAATATTCGAATTGTTAGATATTATTTCTTTGGTCTTTTTTATATCGTAATCCATTCTGTTTATTATGTCTTTTATTTTTGATTTTGGAATACAATCTTCATTTGCTGTATAATATTGTGCAATAATTTCTTTCATGCTAGCCTTTGTATATTCTTCCGTTCCTATTATTTTTAAGTCTTTCTCCATAACTTCATTTTTTAGTTCTTCATTCTCTTTTTTTAACTCTTTCAGTTCTTCTTTAATATCTTTATATGTTTCTTGATATTCTTTTCGATTATTTTCTAATTGATTTTTCAACCTAAAATTTTCTTTTATTTCTACTTTTAATTGTTCTGCTGTACTTAAATTTTCTTTTGACATAATTTCAGAATTTCTCTTATACATTTCATTTTCTTTTAATACTCTTTTATAATCTGATAAAATATGCTGCAATATTCTAGCAAGCTCTACAATTTCTTTATTGTAATATCCATGCCAGCCATTTTCTTCTTTATACTCTTTATCAGTTTTTATAGAATCTATAAAATGCTGTGCATTTATTATATCTTTTTCTATGGTAGCGACATTTGTGTCGGTAGCATCTCTATTTTCTTTCACTTAAAACACCTCTTTTTTCTTTCTTATATTTTTTACTGTATCTATCTAATACATCAATTAAAATTTCTGTATAAACTTGTTCGTTACTTACTGGATTTACTGTATACCAATTTTCATTTAATAAATAATCTTTTATAAATTCAACAAATTCTTCCGCTTTCATCGGTGGATAAAAAATCCCAAAATTATTTCTAGCATTTAGCCAATCCGTTAATGTTTCTTTTTTCCAATTTTCTTTCATATCTTATTTACTCCTTTACTGATAAATCTAATATTATTTCTTTCATTGTTTGTTCACTATAATTATATGCTCTGTCGTCTATATATAATTGAGCTGGTAGTTTTCTGTTTGTTACTCCTATGCAATTCAAATCATTCCAAAATGTTTTGTCATTACTTATGCTTACAGCCTGGCACCAAAATCCTTGTTTATTCCACCAACTTATTATTTGCATTGGTTCTCTTGTAGAACATATAAAAATTGGTATTCCTGCCTTTTGTAAAAAACACATTAAGTTAATTATTTCTTTGTTATGTTCATCATATATACTTCCGTCTTGCCATCCCTTTGAATATTTATGAATAACTCCATCAAAGTCAAAACATACTGTGTGTCCTTCTTTTAATTTTAAATTTAAATTTTCTGCTAATATATTTTTCATAACTTTACTCCTTTTCCAATTTTTTGCCACACATCGGGCAATAATTTATTTGAAAGAACTGACTTGGCTTATATCCATCATTGTCTTGTCCTTCTATTTCAACATATAACATATATCCCCAAGACTTTTTTTGATTAATAATTTCCATATGCGTTTCTT